TCCCTTTTCTAATGTAGGTTTTGTTATAAAGTTTTCAAACATCTTATTGATGTTATGTTTTTTGTGCCTTGTCATCCAAGATTCGGCAATTTCATTCTCAACGGGGGTGTCAAAGAACCAATTAGTCATTTCGTAGATTATAGAAATGTCTTCCTCTTTCTCTGACGTTTCAATTTCATTTGCTTCATTCAAGTCTATGGAGTTATCAAACTCAAGATATTTTTTAAATTCTTGATTGAACTTCTCTGCAACAAGTTGAGTTACTTCCCATCTTTGTTGGCGAACCGATTCAGCCATCATTCTTTCGTGTCCTTCGTTACGCTTTCTTGATGATTCATTCGAGGCGTTAACAAACACCATCATAGTTTCGTAACCAAGTTCCTCCAATTCTTCACGAATTGCAAGAATATTGTATTGTTCGTTTGTTGTACCTGTAATAATTAAAGGTTGACGCTGACGAATTGCTTCACGGCGGGAGTCACGTGAGAATTCATAAAGTTTGTGTTTATCGTTTAGTATTGATACTGCTGTGGTTGAAGTAATTTCAACAGCATTTTGTTCGGCAATAGCTTCACGTATGATAATATCTTTACCGGAACCTGGACCACCAGAAACGAAAATCGCTTTGAATAATCCATGATTCACGCTTTCGTGTATACCCATACCTTGTCTAACATCACGGAACAATTCTTTTGCATGTTTTTCTGGAACATGTGCTGGTATACCTTGCTTAAAGGAATGAAAATCATTATTTTGTGCATGTTCACGCATCTTAGATGCTGACATACCTTCGGTGCCTTCTGCATCAGGATCACGTTGTCCAGCAGATTTAACTTCAATCTTTTTGAAATTATACAATGAACCTTTTGCTGTTCCATTATATTGTTGTAATTTCTTTTCGTATTCTGGTATTCTGTCTGAACCGGCAACCATAATTAGGTGGTCATGGCCCATGGCATTTAATCTTGCGGCATGTTGCAAGAATGTTGGATGTTCTTTATCAGAGGCTTCAATATTAGTATTTGGAAAGAAACGCTTTGCGTGTTTCAGTTTTGAAGCAACACCAAGTGGATTCTTTTTAGCATCAACAGAGTGTGAAATAATGACATGATGTGGAGCATTATAATCTTTTGCAATGTCTTTAACTCTATTGACCAGCTTTTCATGTCCCGTAGTAGGAGGATTCATGCGACCAAACGCCATCACCACAGGCCTGTGGGTTTTAGAATTCGCTTCTAAGTTTTCTAAAAATGATTTCATTTAATCTTTATGCCCTAAAGTCGTTTTAAAGTTGTGTAAATCTTCATCTTTATCTAAATCGTAGGTGCTCTTATTCAAACCGGACTTACCATCAGGATGAAATGCTACAGTTCTGGCAAATTTATTACCCTTTTGTTTTTCTCTAATTCTCCAAGCACCTTTGCCTGATATATTAGGAAGACCATGGCCAGTTTCATCTTTTTTACCAACACTATATGTTCCGTATCCGCCAACTTGTAACACATGTACGTGATGGTCTTGTAAGTATGCGTGTGCTGGATCCAAATTTGGATGCTTCAGTTCAATCGTCTTTGCTCTACCTGAAGTCGTTGATTCAGCCTTTTCTGGCTCTCCGTGCATTTTGTTCATGTATTCTACAATACCGGCTTTCTCAATCTCTTTTGCATATTGTGGTCTATTTTGTCTTGCTTTATCACTAATGTGCCAACCTTTTTCTTTTGTGTGATGTATTGTCAGTTGACCCATGGATGCAGTAACACCATCTTTTGTTTCTCCATTCAACAAAGAGCCAGTAACAGCGCCTGGATGTATTGTTTTCTTTTTTCGATTTTCAACTGCAAAATCTGTACCTGCGGTTGAGCCAGCACCTGTAAGATGGTGTGGCATTATGCCATGTTTTTTCAACCTTTCAACAAATTTATTTTCATAGTCATGTCCCTTGTTTGGTGGTGACTCACCGGGTTTATATAATTTTGATAAAGGAATTAGTTGGTCATTTCCAGATTGGTCTTCTGCGTGAACATGAACTTTATCATTAATAACATCAAAACTTTTTAATTTAACATGAGAGCCTGCCGGTAAATCTTCATGTTCTGCGGCTAAAGTGTGTGTGTGTTTCTCTGCATTTAAATGTGGTAAAACATATTTTACTAAATGGTCTTCGGCCGCAAGACCAGAAGACGCCATTCTGGCGCGCCCTTCATCTAAACGATGGGATTGTAATTGTTTAAAACTTAAAAAAGACATTTTAAATGTTCCTAATTCCCGCAAAGTTCCTACGTGAAAATTCTGCACGATTAACAAATTTATCTGATTCTTTTCCGTGGTGGAAAACATATCCTTCTGGATTTGCCGTTTCACCGCCGTGCGTATGTTGGAACTCTTGATGTTGATTCATCACATTAATTAGCACGTTTTTTGCTTTCTGCAAATGTTGGTGCATTTTAAATAAATTATTGTAGTGTTTTCTATTCCTGTCAACCTTACCCAACTCATCTTTCAGTTCAGACTGTTTGGCGGTCCGGTTCTTTTCAACCTTCAACTTATCTATTTCTTTATTTTTCTTGGTTTCCAACCACTTAGAAAAATTTTGATGGTTCGGTGCTTCACCTGTACGAACGGTGTGGTTCATATAGGTCTCTAAGTGACCACCAACACCATGATGTGTTGATGTTCCCGCATACATGTCATCACCATGTGTGTCATGTACAGCTTGTGCGGCCGCAATATGTTTATTGAATTCTGCACGGTCTTTAGGTCCAAAATGCACCTTTGAAGTGTCCATCCTTGGATCAACAGTGAAAACATCCGGATGATGTTTGAATTTTTCATGATTCACTTCATGTGAAGCATTTAAACTATTTGAATCTTTACCTGAATATGAGAGATGTGTGACAACACCAATCTTGGATTTTTTAACGGCATCTGCATGTGTGCCATGTGCAGTATAAGTTAGACCTGATGGATTTGGATGGAAAGATACACCGCCACCTTTCGCTGGTGTTTTATCATCATGGGAGAACATCATATCACCCTGATACACACCTTTTTCTGGTGCAACTTTAGGTAGATGCTGGAGTGCATCTTTTAATTTCTTCACCAATCCAGGTGCGTGTCCATGATTCTTTTCAATATCAGCAGGTGTATAATTAATCTTTGGAGTTTTGTTGAAAGCCGATTTCGATGCTACGAAAAACTTACCATTCTCTGGATGATGACCGTAAACGATAGCAGGGGAACCATCATATTTCGTTGTCAACTCCGAGGATTTCTTACCTTGTTGTATGTGTTGTGCGGCCGATGTAAGTGAAGCAATAGCATGTTTAGCACCCTTCTCTCCGTTTTGGAGGGGGCGGTCTTCTACATGCGTAAGATGTTTAATCTGACGGCTTGCCCCTTCTTCAGGGTCTTCTTGCTCTGTTAAATATCGGGAAAAAGATAGCATTAAATCCTCGGTCTAGTACGCTGTGACTATGTATTATTTAGTAACCCCAAATCTTAATATCTACCCATTTGTCCATATCTTCTCGGACCAAGGAATGCTTTCCGATGTTAAATTTACCATCCATGAAAGGATGATTAATGTCAATACGTTCAACTGGAGTAGAATTTCTAGTTAGTTGCTCATGTAGCATTTCATGGCCACAAAGTGGAACACCAAGGCGCCTCAAATTTAAAAATGTTGAAGCATACACATTCATTGTATCTGGATCGGCAATAGCAAATTGGTCATTCAACAGAGGATTAGGACCATCAGTATCTTTCGATATATAAACTTTACCTTTTTCGAGAGTTGAAAAGTCTATAAGTTTGTTTAGTGCTAGGTCAAACCTGCTTCTAATAACAAAGTCATATTTTACATCATTTAGAACTTGATGGCGAATCCTAAGGTCGTTTGCTTTATAAATCGAATAAAACATTGACGTACAGAAGTTTGCCGGATGTGAAGCATTCGGAACAAACATGTCAGAGTTTGTTGTTGTTGGCAATGGCATATCATATGCCAAATATTTTGGATTGTAGAGGAAATTTATGTCCTCATACATTTTAATTTGTGTTATTCCACCTTTTGGTTTCCAAGTGTGACAGAAAACATCCACATTATAAACATCTAAGAGGTTTCTCTTAATGTATTTGTGGGCTTGAAATAAACCTCTAGCTTGTCCTGACAGACACAGTGCTAGTTTCAGTGATGAATTTTTCGACATAATCTGTACACACTCCAACAATATCTACTGTTTTTACATATTCCCAATATTTGTCACACCTTTCAGGCATAACAGCAATCGATTTATTAGTTAGGTGTTTTCCTGGATAGGTCCAAATTATATCATTTGATGTTAGCGTAAAATCGTCCTCTTGGTGCCAAAAGTAAACATAATTAAAAGGCCTTCCAACCAATTCATGGAGGGCATCTAGGTTTTTACAGTGTAGCCAAAGTCCTTGTTTACCTATAAATTCTTCTTCAACCATGTATTGTGGTTCATCGTGACCGAGCCACCAACCACCTGGTAACCACCAAACATCAACCTCACAATCATATCCCTTTTCTAACGCTAGTAGAATTTGGCTAGGACGATTTTCTTTTTCTTTGTCGGGTCCTTGAAATAGACCACGATGTGCAATCATTTTCATTGATAAAGGCTCTTATGTTTATACTCACCAAGGGGTGTATGCATGATTGTCTTGTTAATCATAAATTCTTCCCAGGGTAAACCAAGTCTACGTATGAACTGTTCAGATACAACGTGTGGACACAACAGACCAGTTTCATTATACACTTGCGGTAAGAAGTGAAGTATTTTAGAGAATAGACACATTGAGAAGAAGTTACCAACCTGAATCATGTCGGAGGTTCCTTGTCCCATGTGGTTTCTATAACCAAGTGTATAGAATTT